CTCTTACAGGATAAATAGATTCTAAGGATTTTAATTGATCTTCATCCATTAAATAACCATACTTATCAATTGCATCAGAAACAGTAATCATATCACTTTTACCAACCCAATTACAATCTGAAATATATCTTGCATCAGGAGACTTATGATAAAATGTAAGAAGTGGATTCCAAAGTTCTACCTCATAATCATCTTCCATCATTCGCATATGCCAAAATTCTCTATCTGTAATAAGCATATCTCTAAATGCTCTTTCTTCAAGTTCATCTATACCAAATCTTTGCATATCTACTTTATGCTGATGAGTAGCCCATTCTTCTATCATAGATCTGTAACTCTTTTTAAAGTACATTTCTATTTCTGGTAAACTTTTTAAATTATCACCGCTTAATTGCTCTTGAGCTTCTTCAGAATTTGGATCTAAACCTTGTTCTAATAATGCAGCAGTAACCTTAGTAGAAGCTTGGGTTAAAAGAACCTCCTCTACCATAGCTCTTTTTTGCTCAAGCATTTCATTATATGAAAATTCATCAACTGCTCTATAAGTAAGTTTAGTAGATCTTTTAGCAAACTCAGCTACTAATACATTTATTACATTTGGTATTATTGGGTAAAATTTTAGTTCTAATGCAGATCCCTCATCATTTTGAGTTAACATATCTACAATAGTTCTAGTTTCATTATCTTCTTCTACAATATAATCAGATCTATCAATATGACCCTTAGCGAGTTTATAATTTTTAGAAAGTCTTCTTCCATTTCTACGCAGCTGTTTAATACCATTCCATTCTAGCCAATCCAAATTCCAAGCAGCCCACTCTTCATCTTTTTTTTTCTTTGATAAAAATTGCAAAGGTTGAGTAACAGAACCAATTCTATTTTGCTCTGCTTTAGCTCCGTTTTTTAATTGAAGTGCATTAAATACCTGCATAGTTATTATTTAATATTTTTAAAAGCAGATTTTTTAAAACCTCTACCTTTTGATCTTTTACTTTTTCGGCCCATGTATCTAAACGGACTACTATTTAATTTAAACAAATTTTCCGACTTTTGCAACTTTTTAGCTGCGTCATCCCTTATAATCTGTTTAGTATAACCCCTATTAGATTCTTGTATTCTCATAAAAGACACAAGTGCCACAAATGATACTAATCTATCCACGTTAACTCCATCTGCATATTCTTGCATTTCTTTTATCAACATTGGATCTGGAATTCTTTCTATTCCATATGTTGTTTTAACTACAGTTCCATCTTCTTTTGTTTCCTGATCAAGCTCTTCTCTTACAAATTCTATCCCATAACTAAGAAGGTGTGATTTAAATAATGTACCAGTATTCTTCCAGCCATATTCTTGAAATACATTTTTATTTGCACCAAGGTCTTTTAAGAACATTATCTGACTTTTAGGTACAAGATATTTCTGCTTCTTTCTACTTATCATGTAATTAATAAATAAAGAAATGTTATTCTCTATTACAGTCCATGCATTATACCATTCTATTATAAGTTCTAACCTCTGATGTGTTTGTTTTATATCATCAAACCTTCCGCACCATGCAGCTACAATTTTACTTTGTTCTATATAAGTTTCTGTTTCTGTTCCTGTTACTTTAGTAACTTCTACAGAATTCTTCATTACATAAATAGAACATAAAGAGTCTGATGTCGTAGTTTTACCTTCAGCTACAGGGTCAATAGATGCGTAATAACTTCCAAAGTCTGGTTTTTCTTTATTAGGTCTTTCCCATACAACTAAACAACCTGTTTTATCTTCAGTTTTTTTATTTACTGGAAACTCACGTATAGGATGCTTATTACTTTTTTTAACAGTTGGTTTGCCATTAGCATCTGTTAATATATCTAAAAACTCATATCCATATTCTTTTTCTTCTATTCTTCTAGCTTGTGCAGCAAGAAGATGTGTAGGAAATACAGATACAGATCTGTTATCAAATGCTTCTTTTATATTTCTTGGATGCTGAGATATTCTTAACTGATAATCTTCTGGAGGTAACTCTTTTTTCCAATTATCAAATTGTTTTTGCAAAGCTACTGTAGCTTCTTTTACATTAGAGTTACCATATTGATCTATGTGAGGAGGCATAGACCATTGTTCAGGAATAAACAAACCTGACAAACCTATAGTACCTTTATGATCTATTAAATTAGTTTCTACAGCATAAACATCTTTAGATGTTGGATTAAGAATCATATCCTTAAGTGGATTACATTGTGACAGGTCACCCACAGATCCAGCGGCTATAAATAATCCTGTAGTTGTAAGTCCTGATCTCATGGCTGGCCTCATATACTCGTATGTCTTATCCATCTTAGGTGCAATACCAGCTTCCTCATGAAAGAAATACTTTACTGGACCCCCTACTCCATTTGTAGGATCTTTCTCAAATGACATACCTTGTATAGTTCCTTTAAGACCTACCTCAGTTTTTCTATTACCTTTTCTAACCTCAATCTTCTGCTGCCACATCATCACTTTACTAGGATTCATAGGTCTATACCATGCAGTATGTTCATTTAAGAATGCAGCATACTCATCTAAAAACTTCCAGGATCCCTTTTCATTAATATAATCCTTAAGACTAGCTCCTATCTTTAGAGTAACACCAGCTTCAAACCATTGCTGATTAATAAGCTTTGCCATATGATAATAAGAAGATGCTATCTGACGTTTCTTTAATATAGCAACATGTTTAAAGTTTAATTCTGCTAAAACTTCATATAGTGCCATATGATATTGAGCATCTCTAATATCAGCAAATCCAAACTTTTGTATTTCTTTGTTAAAAATTGGTAGGAAGTTTAACCACATATAATAGTCTCTTGCTATATACCAGGTTTTATCTTTTGATTTATATATAACACCTTTCCTACACTTTTTCTTTTCTCCTTCCCAATAGTTAATAAAGTCTCTTGATTTAAAAGGAGCTGCGCAATAAAATCCTTGTTTATTAAACTTAGTGGCCTCTGCATTAAATTCATAAGATATATCATCAAATGCATACTGACCAGGTTCTTTAAATAGATCTCTTACATATTTTGCAAAGTCTTCTCTGTTATCAAAGTCTGTACTAGTCCATGTACCATTATCCCATGTAGGAATATCTTGATATATTTCTGTATCATTGATCATATCCTAATCCTATTCCACCTCTTACATTACTTTGCTGTTCTTCTTGAAGATCTTTATATGCTCCTTTAAATGACTCTCTAATCTGTTGATATTTAGCAGCTGCATTTACTAAGGAGTTAATATTACCATCTCTACCGTGCTCAATTGGCGTAGTCTGCATATACCTTCCTAATCTATCTAACATAGCTGCAATACCTTTATATGCTCTGGATGTTGGAGTCTGATACATTTTTTCACAAAATTTAAGCGCTGCCCATACATCATCATCTTCTGTAGAAAACTCACCATTTACCTCTTTCATTATTATCTCTTCTTTTTCATGCTCAGGAGTATGAAAGAATGGATTCATGTCAGGATTAGGACATGTCATATAAAATAAATATTGATAAATTTTTAGATGATCATCTGGATAATTATCCATTATATCTTTAAGAGACTTTAATGTATAACAATGTTCTGTAGGAACTACTTTGCCATTTTGTATATCAAATAGTTTTGCAATCATTTCTTTTTTAGTTTTTTTCTATTATCGTGTAAATAATGTATTAAAGATATAACCTCATCTTTTAAATACGGAACAGGTATTGTAATTAAATCTTTTAATACAGGATCTCCTTGATCTGTAAATTTAGTTATAGGATATCCATGCTCATCTTTACCTTCTTCCTCAAACTGAACATGATGTATAAACATTCCTCCTGGTCTTAATTTAGGATTGTGTTTTAATATAATATACATATAAATACTGAGTTGTAGAGCATAGTGATTAAAATTACAATCGTCTAAATGATTTACTGGAAACTGCATTTTTTGAGATATACCCTCCCAATCTACATAGGATTGCATCTTAATTTCTTTATTAGTCTTATAATCTATAATACTAACTTTTCCGTTTACTACTTCTACTAAATCTGACTGTCCACATATACCTGCAGACTTAAGGTATACCATATGTTCTGGATATACCCCTGGATCTAATTTTTGCTTTGGAGAAATTTTAACACCCTTATCTTTTGTTATTGGTGTAAATATAGGTACAGTAGTTCCATCCCGTTCTATTGAAGCTAAGGAACATAAATCATCTTCTCTTTGATTATGATAAAATGTTCCTAAAGACATTGCTCTTTCAGATTCTTTTTTCCAAACAGCTTGTATATCTTTAGGTTTCATACCATACCACTTAGAGTTCTTTCTTTTAGAAACTTTTTGAGCTATTTTTTTAGCATCAAAAGGTTCTTTAAAAAAAGATGTTAATGTTGTCACACTTATCCAATCTATAGGATTATCTTGATTAGATGATTTATAACTATGATCTTCTTCTGTAAATATTATACTCATAATTCACCAAGTTTATCTTCTTCATCTTCAGTCATTAATGCTTTCCATTCTCCCAATGGACACTCTGTAGAAAGAGCTCTTGTTTTAAAAGAAAGTGAACATCCACAATTACCACAACAAGGTTGTGTACCTGGTACTTCACATTTAGAACCTTTTAAATCTATTTCAGGACATTCAGTGCATATTGCCATTCTTTTAGCGGCAACATCTTCTACGAAGTCATCTCTTATTACAGAGTTTTTTATACCCTCGTAAATTTCCTTTCTATTGTTCCAAATCTTTTTTAAGTTCATTTTTATCTTTTAAAAATTTTTCTTTTCTTTCTTTTTCTTTTTCTATTTGTTCTTTAATAGAATGTAAAAATTCTATTTTTTCTTCAAGCATTTTTTTATTATAGTATGCTGAATAAGTAGAAGTATCGTGATTTTCTAGATACTTTTCAAATCTTGGTATTGCATTAGTTATAGTCTTATACCTAGCAGTAAATATACCTAAGCCAGTAATATTTATTCTTGGATGATATAACTCACTTATTAAAGTTCTAACATTTTTATAGTAAAAATCAACAAGATTTTCAACAAGGTGTTTTGATAGATTATTTTCTTCAGATATTTCTTGAGCTAGTGAACTTGCTTTTATTGGATTCATTTAGCTAAAAAATTATAATCTAAAAATATAGAGCCTAAAGTTTCAATATTTAATTTAGGATTAAGATGAACAAGTTTTTTATTTTTAGAATCTCTTACTACAAGCTTAAACTTTATGCATTTATTAATACAGTTTCTAACTGTTTGTTGAGATTTAAATATTTTTTGCTCATCTGCAGCATCATAGCAAAAATGAGCAATTTCTATAGGTCCTGTAGAACTAAGTAATGTTAAACATTCAAGATCAGAATTACTCACCGTTATTTTATTTAAATAACAGTGAGTAATCAGTTGAAACTTAATAATATCTTTTGTAGACATTATTACCTTTTTCTGAACTCGTTTAACAATAGCCATTATGATTCTTTTTTAAGTTTTCTTTTTTTAGAAGATGTTTCTGGTTCAGGCATAGAATCTTCTTCAGGAGGAGCCATCATTTGAGCATATGCCATTTGAATTTGAGTTCTTTTAAGTCTCATTTCATCAATTTGAGATAACAATTCTTCATAATCAAATTGTGCTTGCAAATAAGGCATTGATTGTTTATAGAACTGAAGCATTTCTTCCTTCTTAGCTGCTAATTCTTCTGGTGATAAATTTTCGGGGTTTTCCATTGGTTTAAATTTTTATTTAACCAAATATACAAATAAAGTTTAAACCACAGAAGTTTAAATAAAAAAAACCTAGGTAATTAAACCTAGGTTCCTTTGATAAACATTAATTAAACTTATGAACTTTTAATTAAATTTTATTCTCAGCTTCTACTTGCTGAATCATTTCAAAATGAATTTTTGCTATTCTATCTCTTCCATCTTCAGATAAAAGATACTTATGACAATTACTTGAATTAGTCATAAAAAAGTTCTCTGATAGTATAGCGGGCATTGTAGTATGGGCCAGTACCCAAAAGTTAGCTTCTTTGTCTACGTCACCATCTGAGTACTTATCTGATCTCATATACTCACCTTTAAATTCTCTAGCTGCTTTTTCAAAGAGTATAGTTGCTATACCATCGGATTTAGTTGTACCTGGGGAAGTATATACACTCCAACCATTAGCAGACTCATCATCAAATCCATTAGCATGTATACTTATATAAATGCAAGGTTTGCCTGAAGATTTAGCAATAGAGTTAGCTTTATCAGTTCTGTAAGATAATGGTACATCATCCTGAGTATCTACAAGATTAACATAATCTATATTATTTGCTTTACATAAAGTAACTAATCTATTTACTATAGCTCTATTAAACTCTCCTTCAAAAAGTTGTTGACCATCTGGCCATACTGGAGATCTTTTACCTGGTGTCTGATAAACACCATCTATCATACCACCATGTCCATTATCAAATATCCATAGATAGTTTGACTCTGGTTGATCAATTGTATGAGGTGTAATTGACATATCAAACTGAGTATGACAATTAGGACATGTTATTATTTTTTCCATATAGTTCTAATTATAGCTGGTATTACAAACCATGCTGCAAAATACAAAAATAAGTAAAGCGGAGTTATCCCATTGTTATTTCTTATTTCTTATTCTAGTTAATTTATCTATTGAAGTTAATCCTAATGCACCAAATGCAAATAAAGCTACAGCATCTACAAGATACTCAGCTGGTCTTATATCTCCATGAGTAAAGGTATTTGCTACTAGTGATACTACAAGTGCTAAGACACAAAGTAAACCACCTAATCTTTTTGATGAATAGTTTCCTGATTCATCACTTAATAATTCTTTAAAAAACGTTTTCATAGTAATCTTTTTTTTAAAAATAA